GAGAAATCCTCGGTTTCCCACTCCCGGCACAGAGAAAAAAGGTCGCTGTACGCCCCGACATCTCCCGGTCGGCGGTCGATCACGGCTCGGATAGAGCCAGAAAGTTTTTCATAATTCATGTGCATTTCCTTTCCAGATAAAAAGAGGGACTACCTCTTTTGAGATAGCCCCTCGGCTGTCCTTCCGTCTTTACGGAAGTCTTATCTTGATTTTGCCATCAGCTCGGCAAATTCCCTACTGTTTTTCTTGACCGTTCTCTCAATCAACCTTCCGTTGCTGTAAAGCACCCTGAAAAGAACGGTAGCAGAAAAGATGTTTCGGGATTGGCTC